ATCAGACATTTCAGGGGCATTTTTTAATCTTCTTAAATAACGATTTGATAACGGGGCGCGGATCAAGCTTTGAGAGGGGGCAGTTTATTGTCAATGCCCAGGACTTTCCTACCTACTAGGAAATCTAGTATTGTTCGTCTATTGAATCAATGTCTGCATCAAACTCTTCAATCTCGTATTCAGATGAAGAAATCTCAACATCAAAGTCATAGACACTTAAGTCAGAAACTTCTGTATTCATTGGAACAGAGATTGTTGCCTTGATTGTTACATTGAATTCAACATCAACAGTCTTGGACAAATCAATGCCAAAGATGTTTGCAATTTCAGTTGCGTGTTCCTCACCAATCTCATCAAAGTTTTCAACAAGGTAATCTTTTAACTTGTCTTGTGCTCGTGAGTTACTGCTGTTAGTTGATTGTAGTGCATCTACTCTCCAATAAGTTCTGGAAATGTCGTCTGCATTTTCTACTTCAAACTTTGAATCTGAAGGTGTACCGTAGTAGTAACCCTTTCGGACAACAATGGTTGCCTTTGGGTTATAGACTGGTGCTACTGACTCTAGTATTGCTTCTGCATTTGGTCTTCCAAATGTTGGTTCACTTGTTGTGAATTCCACGTTTATTCTCCTTGTAGGTTGTTTGTTGATAATAGTGTATCAGAGAGGTCTGACATTTCTTGCCATTCCTCCAGTTCGTTATCCCACCTGTATTTTGTAGTATCTACAGGGCAATCTTCAAAAGCATACTCAACGTCTTCATACTGACATTGACACTCTCTTTCTAATGCCTCGTAGTCTGCGTGGCTTGATGGAATGTCATACTCATTACAGGCAATGTCTTCTCCACCCAAGAATGTGCAACTACCACCCCAGCCTTGCTCTTCCTCATACTCATAGTCAAACTCAAGAGTTGGGTATTGTTCTGATAGTTTCATTAGAACCTCGCCAACAGGACTCCAAGCGGTTTGGAAATGGTACATAACAGAACCATCATCATTAACTGTTTTAATAGTGTTAGGATAGTCATTATTATTATCTACTGCTACATCCCACTTAGTTCCCCAGTTACGGCAGTTCCAATGATACCAGTCTTGGTCTTCTCTCATAGAGCGAACAAACTCTGCCATAAAAGATTCACCATCATTTGGCTTAATGTTCTTGCTACCTTTATGAACATCTGTTTCATAGTATGCTTCAAGGTCTGTTGGTTTTACAATGTTCCAAAAAGCAAAGACAGGGTTGTCGTAGTGCTGTTCATCTGCAACCCAAACGATTTCACCGTTCTCAAATTTATGTTCAGGGAAATGTTTTACGAATGGCTGATTAAGTTGTGCAACCATCTTATCTAATTCTGATTTCTCACCTGATACAACAAGTGAATTAAATACCCAGTTTGGCATTTGTACTTCTTTCTAGTAGGTTATGATGAAATCATACCACAATGGTCTGACATTTTCAGGGAGATTTCTTAAACTTCTTAAAAGACTTATCCACAGGGGGCGCGGATCAGCTTTGCGATCTGGATGGGACTTGAACCCACGACCTCCGCCGTGACAGGGCGGTGCTCTAACCAACTGAGCCACCAGACCAAGAGTGTGCCAGGATTTAGATCTCTATCATTCAATCACCAACAACCTGGCGGTATTGGCTACCTTTTAATTAATTGAGTTATCTTACCAAGAGGCTTGATACTCAAAATAGTCGAACTTACTATCAAGGCATCTAGTGATGATACCAATAGTGTCGTTCAAATCTCCAAAGTAGTATTTATCATAGTCAGTAGAACCAAAGAAGAATCCACTACCTGTTGGTAAAATGTCTGGTGCATTTTCTGGTACTGCAATAGCCTCAATGCACAATTCTTTTAATTGTTCTAAATCTTCTCTACGAACAAGGATTGGCTGACATTCATCAACACCGTCTGCTAAGTTATTTACAAACCAATGATGAATCATATTTGACTTACGCCAGTAACCCATTGGAACATCAACAGACAAACCAGCAAAGCCAGTCTTATCAATTACATCTTCTAATTCAAGACGACTAATAATTTCATTGAACACAGGGTTAATTGTGTCCTCATCTTCTTGACGATTAAAGTTGTGACGGTACACATACTCACTTGCACGAAGATACATATCTAAGCCCATTTTATTCTTCTTTCTTTTGTAGGTAGTTTTATCTTATCAGATAGGTCTGACAGTTTTAAGGTGGGGTGCAAGGGTAAGAAACACCCCACCTAAACTTGTCTTAACTACTTAGCAGTAGTCCAACGGTCTTGACCATTTACGTCAAGACGGATACGCATAGTGCCGTTAGCGTTCTTTACGACTTCCTGAACGATACCAGTTACTTTGCTCTTTGCTGTTACGAACTGTGAGCCAACAGTTGGGGCGATTGTCTTTGCCATTTGCTTCTCTTTTCTTTTGGGGAATTGTTTCCCGTTGTTGTTATAGTATTACTATACCAGAAAGGTCTGACAAAATCAAATCCATTCAGGCAATTCAGGGGTGATTTAGATCACATCTTAAAGACTTGACAAATCTATTAAAATGGGGCGCGGGCTTTGCAGCTCCTACACCTTTTCCCTTTCTCGCAGGTATTCAATGTATGTTTCAGTAGATGACATCTCACTCATTAGTTTATCTAAATAAGTCCATAGGTCAGGATAGATTATATTTCTTTCTACTGGTTTTCTATTAAAAAGTTTTATAGCCATTCTGCTAAATCTCCATCTGCAATTTCTGAATAGTCCATACCTTGTGATTCTGCTATTGCTTCCCACAATTGTTCTTCTGTGTAGTTTCCATCTGGATACCACTCTGTTAAAATACCGTATAAATCTTTCATCTTGCTCATTATGCAAATACCTTTCCATACAAATCAATAGTGCTACCGTCATCTAAATCGGTAAGTAGGTTGTTTACTAAATCTAATACAACTGTCTTATCAAATAATTCTGTAATTTCTGAACGAGAAATAGAATAAATGCCAAATCCTGTTGCATCTAAGATGCTATCTTGAATCAGGTATGAAATAATCATACGGGTAAAGTATGAATAGTCACCCTTGCGTGGCTGTGCGTGTACTAATGCACCAATTAAATCATCTTCCCAAGTGTACTCGCCATAGTGTGAATACAAAACGGTCAATGCTTCTGTTCCGTCATCAAATACGAAATTAATTCTTGCACCCATTTTAGTAACCTGCTTCCGTTAGCATTTTGTTAATAGCGTCTAATTCTTCTTTAGACAATTTTGCAAGGGCATTGTCATCTATGACACCCTCGAATAAATCCTTGATTAGTTCTGTATCTGACATTTTATCTTCTTTCTTAGTAGGTTAGGTTTATCTTATCACAGGGGTCTGACATTTTATTCATCATCAAAATTAAACATTTCATCCCAGCAAATTCCACATACGCCAGAAATGAATCTTTCACGAACATCTGCATCATAGGCAGACAATACATCTTGAGCATAAGCACCTTGATTATAGGCAAATAATTGTTCTGATGAAATAGAAACTGTTTTTGATTCGCCACACATAGGGCAAGGATGTGAAGTAACTACATAACGCTCGTTCATTACTTTCATAGGATTGTGTAGAGTGAACATTGTGTTCCTTTCGTAGTAGGTATGCTTATAGCATAGCATAAGGGTCTGACAATTTCTCAGGGGGTCCAGGCTATTTTCTTAAAAGTCTTAAATAAGTTATCCACAGGGGGGCGCGGCTCCCCAGCTGCCCCTACCTGCCGTCAGTCCACCTAGAACTATTTACAAAATCGGAATTAGAATTCTTCTTCCATTTGATTGCATCAAGAAATGCCAAGGCTGGTAGAAATAATAAACTTGCTAGAAATAATAGAAACAGAAATTTCATTAGTCAAACAATTCCTTTTTGTGTTTTGGTTTTCGTCTGTATGCTTTTTTATTTTTGTGAGGTTGGGCTGCGTTGCTCCTACGCAACTCTAGCCTTGCTCTCAACTGTTCAGGTGTTGCAATAAATTTCATTACATCTCCTCGTCCTCAAAGTATTCATCTTCCATTAGCCAAGCATCTAGGCGATGATTCTCTGCAATTGCACTTGCAGGTGCATAGTTACTACCACGATACAGAACGCCTTGAGGCAATTCTATTTCTGCAAAGTAGTCTTCATTCCAAATTGCGTTGATCGCATCTATGCAAGGTTGTACCATTGACGATGGCACGGGTGGATAGAAATTGTATTGTAGGTGCAAATTAATTTGTTGCTCCATTGGCATTGTATCCATAGTGGATAATTCAGTTGCGAAGTTTAGTCCCATTGTATTTCTCATTTCTAGTAGGTTGTTTAATTAGTTTATCAGATAGGTCTGACATTTTAGAATGGTGGGAATGACCAACAAGGCACAAATTCCTCATAGGTCTTGTTTATTCTTTTGATAACTATTTCAGCAAACATTGGTTCAACGCCTGACGATGCAGACTTGACGGGTTGCCCAATGTATTCTAGATACATCTTGACATCTTTTGAAGGAATGTCTAACTGCTTAGCAATTTCATAGACTCTCATAGTGCCTCCTCAAAGTCAGGGGATTCAAAAGTGTATCCATACACTCTTTCAAATTCATCAACAGTCATCTTACCCTTGTAGGTATCACAGCACACAACCTGTTCAGCAAACATTTCTTGCTCACAGAAACAACAAATAAATTCTGTCATTTTATTTCCTCTCTTTATAAGAACACTCTAGCATAGGGGTCTGACAATTTTTTCAGGGCGATTATCCACAACTTCTTAACAGCCTGTGGATAACGGGGGCGCGGCTCTTTTCAGCTGAGCCTGGTGTGCTAGGCTGCACTCCCCCTATACACAACCCAGATTAGTGCTTGAATAGTGCGAGGTGTCATTGCAGTTTCTTGAGCAATTTTTTCAATAGCCTCAGATAGTTGGCTGTAGTCTGTTTTGTTAGGGCTGTCTTTTGTTAGACCTGCTGATCGCATCATCCAAATGTCAATCGTGATTGCATTTTCATCACCTGCAATGTTGCGAGCAAATGAATTTGTTTTCTTTCCATTAAGTGCATCGAAACCAATTTCTAAAGCACGTTGAGCCATTTTAAGATTGTTAGGTAGGCAACGCATGGTGTCATCGCCATGAGCGAATCTAAGTGCCTGACGAACGTTAGTTGACCAACGCTGACGAGGTGAGAACGCTGACACAATACTAGCCGCTTGTTCAAGCGATACATCCATGCCTCGTGTCTTGTAAATGTCTACAATCTCATGGGCAACGGCTTCAGCATCTGCATACCATTGGGTTGCTTGTTCGATCTGTGATGCCTTAGCACTCTTAACAATTTGGCGGTAGGTATTTTCGTAGTTCATGTCTATCTCATTTCTAGTAGGTATCTCTGATACTAGCACACACCCCTGACAAAAACAAGACTATTAGACATTATTTTTATAAAATTTTCAGGGCAATTTCAGGGGATTTCTTAACTATCGTAACAAGGGTTATCCACAGAGCCGCGCCCCCTCGGGCGTGTCGCAGCTGTCTAGTCTGTGTATTTATCCACTAGCAAATAAATAAAAGTGGCAAGGGATAAAATTAACACCCAAGAATAAAAACTATTCACTAATGCTCACCTCTAAAAATAAATGCAACTGAATGTTTTCCTAAGTCAAAAATCAGGGAAGTATTTTTGTAACCTAGTTTTGAATTGTAGTAATTAGAAAAAGAAATTCCAATTACGAAATTTCCGTCAATTTTGTTATGTGAAAATCTCATTATTTTATTACCGCATTTCTGAATCGTGTTAAGTCGAAGTTTGAATTATCTCTTTTGAAAAATGTTTGAAAGTCTGAAAGCAAATCCTCAAACACTTGTGCATCAATGTCCAAGTGATAAGCATTTAGAATTTCTGCAACTGCTACATAGTCTTTGCGTGTCATCATTACTTACCTGCCTTTGCATCTAGGAAAAATTGTAGTTCACGATTTTGTTCTTGAGTTTTTTTGTCTAGCAATTCTTGAATCTCATCAAGTGACTTTGACCATTCAATAGAAACGGCTAGAATTGTTGAAAGCACAAGGTGTTCATTTGTGTTTAGTGTTGGATACTTTGCATTTTGCAAAGCCTTGTAAGAGTCTAGAAACTCTTGGGTGTGTAGTGTAGTGTAAGTCATTTTGTGACTACCTTTCTTGTTGTTGTTAGTTTGATTCTAGCATAGGGGTCTGACAGTTTTACTTGTAGACACGCCTAGTCAAAAGTTTTATTTGTAGATTGTAGTAGTCAATCATTCGTTGATTGGTTGGGTCGTGCTTGATAGTACGCTCTAGGTCGTTTACTGCATCTACTAGCAGTCTTGCGTTCTTGATTTTAGTGTAAGCCATTTTGTGACTACCTTTCTTTTGTGTGAGATTTATTTGCTAGGCTCATCCCGTTAGGGCTTATTTGCTAGGCTCACTCTCAACTGCTTTATGATTTCATCTTAGCAGGGGGGTCTGACAATTTTGCCCCTTTTGGGGCTGTGTTATGTAACAAGTAGGTAACAAAGTTATTCACAGGTTATCCACAGCATTCCAGGGCATTTCTTAACAATCGTAACAAAAGTTATCCACAGGGGCGCGGCTCGTTCGAACATCTGTTCTATGATGTACATCACAAAAAATAGTGTCTCAAATAGTGAGATTCAGGCAGAAATTGTCAGGGATGTATGCAATACTAAAGGTATTAGATAAACGAAAGAGAGAAAAAAATGATTAACGAAATCACTTGTCTTTACTGTGACACTATTGCTACTAGCGGTGTTGATAGCGTAGAGCGTGACGAATACGCACCTGTATGTGATGCAGACTTAGCACGAATGATTAACGACTACGACATGGTAGCCGTTGAACTACTAACAGATACCCATCAATGGGATGACTACCTTGCTAACGCAGGGTGGTAAAAACTGTCAGACCTACCTGCTAGATTAAAACTACCTACTAAGAAAGAGAACAAAATGTTTCTATACAATCTAATGGCTCCACTTGTTGGAATTGCTGTATTCTCACTACCTGCACTACTACTTGAACTACAACTACTAGTTATCGGATTTGATTTTATGTCTGTCAATGTGATGATAGCAACCGCCTTTATCGGTTTAGTATCTGCCATTGGTGCATTAGTTATCGAAATGATTGAGGGGTAATAACAATGAATGAATTAGCATTTGAAAACATCACCAAGAATAAGTGTGTTGAGTGTGGAGACAAACTAACGGCTTGGGAAATTAACTACTGCATTATGTGTGAGAGTGACCAAGAAATAGAATCTTTCTTTGATGATGACTTGTAGAATCTAAAATTTTATTGCTTGCAGAATCTAAAATATTTTTGTCTTTAGAATCTAAAAGCTTTTTGTCTATCAGATAAAACTATTAACAATTAGATATGGGCTCACTAATAAAGTGGTGAGTCTATTCTAAAAACATGCATCATACACATTAACAAAATATTCAGATTTTCTTCAAAATGGGATCTAGCTGCAAAAATAAAAATATTCAGATTTTGCGGGTAAGTGAATATATATCTCATTATGTGAGATGTTATGTTACAATTGTGTTACAAATAATTTAATATTTCAATGTTTCTGGCGAGCTGATTTGACAAGCATTAAAAATGCAATTACACTATGAGTGCAGCGAATCAAAAAAAGTTTTAGAAAAGTTGGGGGCAGGGGGATAGAATTATTAAAAAACAAAGAGAGAAGCAAATGAATAATCAAGATTATATAAGATACATCTTCTGGATTGTATTAGCAGTAATTGTTGTATCTACACTCTCTGGTAGCTAAAAACTATTTTTCTATAATTTCGGGGCTAATTAAATTCATTTCTGGTCATATGCGTTAGCATCCATTATTATTCTTTATTAACATATTGACAATATAGACATATCTGACATATCTTCATATAGGGGAATATCTGCATATTTATAAATCCCCCCAAAAATCCTACATATATAACGGAGTTATAAGGTGTTTAGTATGTATACTATTTTGCCGAATTTTTGCGTTTTGAATTTGCGGATTTTTTGCGATTTTTTTAAAAATGGTATAATTAAAACATTATGGCAACAACAAGAGTATTTAGACTTCCTAGCAATACCCAGCTTAATTCATATTTAACCCAGGCATCTGCATCAACGACATATCTAACCCAGGCATCAGCATCAACAATCTATGCAACTAAAGCAAATTTCCCAGAAGGCATATGGACTCAATATTCACTTAGCACAACAAATATATCATTTGGAACTGGTGCATCAATATTAAGTTTTTATACTAAAGTTGGAAAAACAGTCTTTGTAAGAATATTTCTACAATTAGGAACTGGAGGATCTCTTTCTGGAAATCCAACATTTTCTTTACCAGTTACACCAAGATTATCCTACATAAATCCATTAAACAATATATCTTATTCACTAACTCAGAATGTTGTTGGAAATTCTTTATGTTTAAATGGTGCTGGTGGTCAGTTTCCAGGATCAGTATATATAAATAATTCTGGAGCTGCAACTTGCACAGTTCAAAATACAGCTGGGACATATTCTCAAGATGTTAGCCTAAGTTCAACAGTGCCATTTACTTGGACTAGCTATAATACCATATATTTAGAATGTTTTTATGAATCAGTTTGATTAACCTTTAATGATATAATTAGTTATTATGGCAACTAAAATTCAGGTAAGAAGAGATAGTTCAGCAGATTGGACTACTATTAATCCCGTTCTTTCTGAAGGTGAAATTGGATTTGAAACAAATACTGGAAAATTTAAAATTGGAAATGGATCAAGTGCTTGGTCTGCTTTAGATTATTTTCTAGATAGTTCAGATTTATCAGGATATCTGACCGCTTCTTCTGCCTCAACAACTTATTTAACTCAAGCTTCAGCTTCATCTACATATCTTACACAGACTTCTGCTTCAAGCACATATCCAACAATTGGAACCTTAAATTCTGGACTTGTATCATCATCTGCAGCAGCAGTAGCATACCTTGTTGATTCAGCCCCTGGAGCACTAGATACTTTAAATGAATTAGCAGCAGCAATAAATGATGACTCAAGTTATGCAGCTACGGTTACTAATGCTCTAGCATTAAAGTCACCATTATATACATCAACAAATGCTCAAACTGGTTCTACATATACACTTATTCTTGCAGATGCAGGAAAATATGTTGAAATGAATAATGCAAGTTCTAATACTTTAACTGTTCCGCTTAATGCAAGTGTTGCCTTTCCAATTGGTAGTGAAATTACTATTATTCAAACTGGTAGTGGTACAACAACTATTTCTCCTGCTGGTGGAGTAACCGTTAACTATTATTCTCTTACTGGATCTGCTACAAGAACAATTAAAGCACAATGGGCAGCAGCTACATTGATTAAACGTGCTGAAAATACTTGGGTATTAATAGGAAATCTAGGATAATGATTCCTGTCGGTATTGTTGCTGGTAGTGGTCAAGGTACGTTTCCATCTGCTGTAACAATTAGTTCTACTTCAAGTACTTACAATTCTGTAACTCTTAACTGGACTGCACCATTTAATGGTGGTGCTCCAATTACTGGCTACACTTATCAACAGTCAACAGATAACGTTAATTGGGGTACTGCCACTAGTGCTGGTACTGGAACTACAATCACACTTACTGGGCGAAGCCCTGCTGTAACCTATTACTACCGAATGAGTGCTACCAATAGCATTGGCGTTGGACCTTATGGTTCTTCTGTTTCAAGAGCAACGCCAAAGGCTGACACTGCTATTAATGGTGCAAGTGCAGGACCACTTGCAGGTGGCTTATATGCTGGAACTTCTTTACCCGATGGATACCCTTGGTACGTTGCAGTTTCTGGTTTAAGACGTACAGATGGAACTGCTCTTTCTGGAAAAACTTTACAGGTACAATTCAATCTTCTAAACGGTGCTACTTGGTACAACCTAGCTGGTGCAACTATGGTTACTGATGGTAGTGGTAATGCTCAAAGAAACATTTATTGGGAGCCAGGTGTGGGGCAAAGTCCTACAGATTCTACAACTTATACATCTGGATATAATGGTGCATCTAGACAAGGTGCAGGTATTAGTTCAGTAGGATGGCCCGAAATCTATGAAAATAGATGGCGTGTTGTATTTAGTGAAGACTCTACCGAACTTGGAGTAACAAGTGCAGCATCAGGAATTCTTGACACATATTATCCAGGTTCTTGATAATTATCTAATGATATAATTAAAATACTATGGCTACAATATTTCCTGGATCCGCCTCTGTTGGTCAAATTTTTGACGGATATGAATTTAATGGAACCGCTTGGGATATTATTGGAATTGATTTAACTGCTGATTATTTAGAATCATCTACCGCAAGTTCTACATATTTAACACAAGTAAGTGCATCTACAACATATCAAATAAAAGTAGAAAATGTAGATAATACTGAAATTGGATATTTAAATAATGCAAGTGCTAATATTCAAACACAGTTAAATTCTAAAGCTAATCTATCTGGTGCAACATTTTCTGGAAATATTATTGCCCCAGAAGTTCGTGCCACTACAAAACTTGTTGCACAAACTGTTGGTGGAGATGAGGGCGGAGAAATACTTCTTGGAAAAGCTGCTACAAATACAACCCTTACTGGAGATGGCGTAACAATAGATGTTTGGCAAAATAGATTAAGAATTTTTGAACAAGGTGGAGATGCAAGAGGTGCTTATTTAGATATCACTAAGCTTTCAAATGGAGTTGCTTCCCCCATAAGCACAATAGATTCTGGATCAACAGTAAAAACATTTTCTATTAAAGAAAATCAAACTCAGGCAGTTTATGGAAGTGCTGGATATAATTTTTATAATCAAGCATATACAACTAATTCAAAAGTATCATCTAAATTATTAATTACTTTTGGAGTTGCTTATGAACTTAATACTGCTTCAGATAGCATTCAATTAGCTGTATCTCTTAATGGTACAGATGAATTTACTTTTAACGATACTGGAAATTCTGTTATTTACAACGATATGCCATTTTATACATTTATTAGCACTAATTCCTACTATCCTAGTACTACAATTTCAAATTTAAGAGTTTATATTAAATCAATTTCTGGAACTGTAGTGTGTCCACGTTCTGCTGGAACTTTACATAATTTCTTTTTGACAGTACAAGAAATAGCAGTTTAAATATTACTACTTGCAGACTTTTCATTAATAGTATCTAATTCATTAACAATCTTATAAGCCCATTGAGTAATAGCATATTCATATTTGTGATAATGATGACCACAAAACATTAATTCCCCCGAAACTCCAGTAGCAAGTATAAAGGCTTGAGCACCACATCTATCACAACGATCTGCAATTTTTAATACTTTATCTTCTTGCTTTTTTACTTTTGTTTCAGGCATTTATTAACTCCTATGTTATTCATATGTTATAATTGTCATTAAGTCTTATCTTGGAGTATACCATAATATCGTGAATAATTCAATATCTATGTTTGTTGAAAACTGGCAAATGTTTTTATCTCTTACCGCCATTCTAGGCGTTGGTTATGCAACCGTAAGAAAATTTGAAAGAATTCTTGGTAAAGATGAAAAAGGTAGAACAATAGCGGATCGCCTTGATCGTGTGGAACATCAAATATTTCCAAATGGTGGATCAAGCCTTGCAGACAAGGTAAACAATCTTGGATCAAATCAAGGTGAAATTAAAGCAGATGTTAAGCAATTAACTGGAGAAGTAAAAGTAATTCACGATGTCCTAGTAGCATATATCGCAGATAAAAAATAAAATAGTTTGGTATAATAAGAAAGTAAGAAATAAATAGGAGTGCCCAACATGACCCCAGGGCTTGTAAACTTTGTTTGTCCTCAAGGTAGTACCTTTAGAAGGACTTTAACATACACCCTGGATAATCTTCCTGTTAATTTATCTGGATATTCTTCAAGATTACAAGTAAGACAAGCATATTATTCTGACAATCCAATTGTTTCCCTAGTTTCTGGAAGTGGAATTACTATTGGTGGATCTGCAGGAACTATTGATATATTCATTGCAGCAAGTGCTACATCTAATTTTCCTCCAGGAAATCACGTTTATGATTTAGAAATAATCAGTCCATCAAACATTGTTGATAGATTAATCGAAGGTACATTCAATGTAACCCCAGAGGTAACAAGGTAATGGCAGAATTAAAAGTAGAAATTGATCAAATTGTAAATAATATAACAATTGATGAAGAAAATGTAGTTATTGAATTAGGAACTTCTGGTCCACAAGGTGGTAGAGGAACTGGAATACTTAATGGTACAACGGCTCCAAACAATGATATTGGTATTATTGGAGATTTTTTCTTAAATACAACAAATATGAATTTATATGGTCCAAAAACAGATTTAGGTTGGGGAACTCCAACAGATTTAGTAGGAAGTCAAGAGCTTGGTTATGTTCACATTCAATCAGTACCCTCTGCGGTATGGAACGTAACACACGGATTAGGGTTTACCCCTAATATTACAGTAGTTGATACAGCAGGAACAGTTGTTGAGGGGTCATATAA